AAGACAGTTTTCAATAAAAGCAAAATCAGAATATATTGATAAAAAAGGAACTCCGGAAGCTATAAAGTATTTGATATGTACTTTGTTGGGATTATCTTGGACTGATGTATATGTTAGTACTGGTTCATCGGGAACTATAACCATAGAAGTGAACACATCAAAATATAATAATTTATTGACCTACGATGCTTTTTTAAAGAATTATGTTTATCCAGCAGGAGTTGTAATAATTTATAGGAGTGTATAATCATGATAGATAAAGTTGTATCTTTGGCAATGTCTATTGCTTCTAGAGGAATTAATAATAAAAAAATAGATTTAGAAACAAAACAATTAAGAGCAATTTCATGTTTTGGTTATAAAGATATACCAAAATGTGAATTTTTGATTAACAGTAAACTTGTTGAGGGAATGAATTATTGTGGTAAATGTGGTTGTGGTGACTTTCCACATACTTGGTTAGTAAAAAGTGCTGAAAGATATTCAAAACTTGATTATCCAAAACTAAATTGTCCTTTAAGTATGCCGGGATTTAGTAATTACGATCCCGGTATCAAAAATCCAAGAAAAGAACAAATAGAAAAGTTGGACCCAGAAGAAATAAAATTTGTTGAAGTCACAATAAACGGAATCCCGAACACCTAAACAAATCCAATAAAAATTCATAAATACTTGTATGGCCATATCATCCAGACAAGAATTTATAGACTATACCTTAAGGCATTTGGGTCACCCGGTAATACAAATAAATATAGACAGCCAACAGATCGAAGATCGTTTGGATGAAGCTCTGGAATATATGTATGATAGGCATTTTGATTTTAACCAAAGGGCTTTATTTGCACATCAGGTAACAGATCAAGAAATTGCTCAAAGATTTTTTGATGTTTCTACATTTGGCAATGCAATAGGCGCGCAACAAAGAACTCTAGCAGATGGTACTACTGGTTATTGGCCAACCGCACAAGACATAAGAACAGTTAGCAAAGTATATGCCCCGAGCCATCCAATCGGAGATTACATGTTTGATCTGAGATATCAAATGACTTTATTTGATTTTTTTGGCATTTATTTTAATCAAACCGGTTATCCAATGGCACCACTGGCTTCTTATATTGAAGCTATGTCTTATATAAATGATGTTGATAATATTTTCAATTATCCAATGTCGTATACGTATACAAAAACAACAAATAGATTATTTTTGGAAACAGATTATTCAAAACTTACTAGTACAAAATATATTTTACTTGAAACTTATGTAAAAATTGATTCTACAAAATATACGCAAATATGGAATGACCGTGTATTTAAATTATACTTTTCAGCTTTATTGAAAAAACAATGGGCTCAAAATTTAATTAAATTTAATGGTATTCCGCTACCGGGTGGTGCTCAAATAAACGCGGCTGCGATGATGTCTGATGCTACAAAAGAATTAGCAGAAATTGAAAATACTTTATTAAGAACACAAGAATTGCCCGTCGATCCACTAATAGGTTAATAAATGGCAACAAATCCGTATCTAAATTTAACTAATAGACATTCCGAACAAGATTTGGTTGAGGATATTACTGTTGAATTAATTAAAGCTACGGGCCAAGATTGTTTATACATTCCAAGAAAATATTTTAATATTGATAGAATTTTTGGAGAAGACCCGGCATCTTCATTTGAAAAAACATATACTGTAGAGATGTATATCTTATCTTTTAAAGGATTTGAGGGAACAGATATAATTACACAGTTTGGCGTTGAAATTAAAGATAAAATAAATTTGTTAGTTGCGAGAAGAAGATTTAAACAACAAATTTCAAATTATGATAATACTATTTCAAGGCCAAGAGAAGGAGATTTAATATATTTCCCTCTTTCAAAATCATTATTTGAAATAAATTTTGTAGAACATGAAAATCCATTATATCCTCTGGGAAAATTATATTCATATGTCATAACTGCTGAACTCTTCACCTACAGTTATGAAAAAATCAATACTAAAAATAATAATATTGATACAGTTTATACAATATCTCAAGATGATAGTCAGTATATATTGTCTGGAGGCACTGGAAGTTTTATGATTGGAAATATTATAAAACTTCAATCTGGTATTACTGTAATAGGTGAAGGTACTGTTTCATATATTAATGACAATGTAATAAAATTATCTGGTATAACAGGTACTTTTGGTTATGCTGGAAATACTTCTTATGTTGTGTATAGTAATTCTAACCCGGGAGTATGCTATTCAAGTATACAGAATTATACAATTCCTAAAAATAATATTTTGGGAACCACGGCTGGAATTAATGATAATCTTAAAGAAGAAGCGGATGAATTGAATTTTGATATAAACAATCCATTTGATTAAATAAAGAAAGAATAAAATGTTTGATTACACTTACAGTGAAAATTTAAAAAAAATAGTGATTGCTTTTGGATCATTATTTAATAATATTGATGTCAGACATAAAAATGATGATGGAACTTTTAAACAAATAAGAGTACCACTTGCATATGCATCACAAGAAAAATTTATTCAAAGATATTTAAATCCTTCTTCTATTACTGAAGGAACTAGAATTGAAAACCAGCTACCTAGAATGAGTTATATAATAAGTGGAATTTCTCCCGATTCTTCTAGAAAAAGAGGAAGATTAAATCCATATAGTCCTGTTGATGGAAGTTCTGGAACTTGTGTTCCTTCTGGTTATCAAGTAGCCAACGAAATACCAATAAATATAAATTTTAATTTATACATCTATACTAGACATACAGATGATACGATGCAAATCGTGGAACAGATTATGCCATATTTTGTTCCAGACCATATAATTAAAATAGATTTCAATGAAGTAATTAAAAACGTAAACATACCCATTACAATGGGACCCAATAATTTGAGTGAAAGATTTGATGGTGATTTTTCAACTAGAAGAATAAATATTGCTTCTTTCAGTTTTGTAGCAAAAGCATATATTTTTGGTAAACTTATTCCGACTACTACTTATAATAGTTTATCCGTTTCTATTGAGGGATTGGGTGTAACATTTGGAATAACAGATGAATATTAATAAAAATTTGGCTAATTTTTTTTCAGTTCCAGAAAATAAAATCTCAAGTGAAAATAAAAATTTACAGGGGGGTACTTTTGATTTTAATAATTTTGAAAAAGATTACAAACTAGTACAAGAAAATTTAAAATCTTTAATAGGGACAGGAAATGTTGCTTTAGAAACTGCATTAAAGGTAGCTACCGAATCAGATAGTCCAAGAGCATTTGAGGTCGTTGCAATACTTTTAAAAACCATGGCTGACTTAAACAATAATGTTTTAGATGTACACAAAAAAGCAAAAGATACTACCAGTTCAAAAGTAGAAGTAAAACAAACAAATAATTCTGTTTTTATTGGTTCAACAAAAGATTTACAAAATTTATTAAATAAAGAAAGAAGCACCAATAAAGATGTTGTTGATGCTGAGGTGATTGAAAATGAGAAAAGGGAATGATGTACAAGGTTATAGAAATAACCCAAATTTAAAACTCCCCGGAGTTGAATTACAATATACAAAAGAAGAACTTGAAGAATATATAAAATGCGCAAAAGATCCCGTATATTTTTGTGAAAAATATGTAAAAGTAAAAACTCTGGACAGGGGTATAGTTCCTTTTGATTTATATCCTTATCAAAAAAAGTTTATAAACGCAATAGATCAAAATAGATTTGTAATTTCTAAATGGCCTCGTCAGTGTGGTAAATCTACGTGTGTAACCAGTTATATATGCCATTATATAACCTTTAATCAAAGTGTAAATGTCGCAATTCTGGCAAACCGTTTAAAAACTGCAAAAGAAGAATTATTCTCAAAACTTCAACTTGCATATGAAAATTTACCACATTTTCTTCAACAAGGAGTTGTAGAATGGAATAAGACGAGCTTTAAGCTCGAAAACGGGTCTAGGGTCATGTGCGACGCAACATCGTCTACAGCGATCCGTGGCGGCTCTTATAACCTATTGCTGTTAGACGAGTATGCATTCTTGGCAAGCCATTTGGCAGAAGAATTTTACACATCAACGTACCCTACAATTTCAGCGGGTACTACTACAAAATTAATCATAGTTTCTACACCAAATGGAATGAACCATTTCCATAAATTGTGGGTAGACGCAAAAAGACCGGATGGGCATAAATTAAAAAATAAATTTATTCCCGTAGAAGTTAGTTGGAGAGAAACCCCAATAAGTCCGGGAACTCCAAAACTGAGAGATGATGTATGGGCACAAGAACAAATTGCAAACACCAGTGCAGATCAATTCGAACAAGAATATGGTTGCAATTTTTTGGGTTCTTCGAATACTTTAATATCATCAAGCAAATTAAGTGTTCTAGCATCAGAGGAATGTTTGAGCGAAGATAAAGAGGGTCTTAAAATTTTTGAAGAGCCTAATATAAACAAAATATATTTTGTTATGGCCGATGTGTCTAGGGGGCAAGGTTCAGATTATTCTGCATTTACTGTCATCGATGGAACTTCAAGCCCATATAAAGTAGTTGCTACTTTTAAAAATAACACAATAAGTCCATTTAATTTTCCAACTGTTTTGAAAAAAATTGGTGAAAAATACAATAATGCTTATATTTTAGTTGAAACAAATGATATAGGTGCCCAGGTTTCGTCTATTCTTTATAATGACTTAGAATATGAAAATTTATTGATGACAAGAATAATGGGAAGAAAGGGTCAAATTTTATCACAAGGTTTTGCTAGCAGTAAGAGCGAGATGGGTTTGAGAACTACAGCACAAACTAAAAAACTAGGCTGTGCTATTTTAAAACGTTTAATAGAAGAAGATAAAATTTATTTAAATGATGAAAGAATAATTCAAGAATTGATGGCGTTTGTTTCTAAATCAAACACATATAAAGCCGAAGAAGGGCATAATGATGATTTAGTTATGACTTTAGTATTTTTTGCTTGGTTGTGTCGTCAAGAATATTATGCAGATTTGATTGAAAGTGCTAAATTTAATTATGAAGATGCCAAAAAACCTGAAGACGACAATACATTGTTTATGCTTGATAGCAAAAATTTAGATGAAGATGATGATTTTATCAGTGATGGTGCGATTTGGAGCCCGTTATAATTTTCTAAATATTACATAGAAAAGGTATATCAATGGCATCATTAAGTTCCTTTATTAATCCAAGTCACTATACAAGACAAACTTTAGGTACAGAATTTTTAGCAGGAATGATTTGTGGTGCTACTTATTCTAACGCATCCTTTACTGGCGCAAATGGTCCAAATAAAGATCCGGGTGGTCTTTTTGGTCTTCTTTTATATTCAAGAAGCAATACTGCTTATTTTAATCCGGCAAAGGGTTTTACCACAGATAAATATATCGTTTATACAAATTCTGGAGATTTAGTAAACGATTTAAATAAACTTTCTGGGATTACAAACTGTCTTTTATCTTCGAATACAGGAGCATCTGCCGCAATTTTTACAAATATTGGTTCCGAAATAACACCAACAAAAATTGGATATGACTTTTTACATTCGATAAATTATTTGGCCTACGGTGGCAGTTTAGTTATTGCTGGAGAAACTGCTGGATTTAATACTTTCCAATCACAAACAGGAAAGTATCTTGATGTTATTATTGCAAAAGATGGAGAAAGTTCTATTGCTTCTTGGATGAACGATCAATCATATTGCATTGGTATTTTTCCAACACAAACAACCAATGGTCTGACAGGATCCTCACAATCTATGAGAGATTTTAGTTCTTTGGCCGCAGGAGCATCTTTGCTTGGAGATTATGGTAAAAGAATTTTTAATATCTATGGAACAAAAAGCCAATCAACGACAACAGAAGGATCAAATTATAATATAAGCTCTCTTTATGAAAATGGATCTCTTTCCTATACTATAACTACCGCAACAGACGTTGCTGGATTTGCTGCTAGAGCAAAAGACAGAAATGAACAATATCTTACAATTGGTGGTTTGGATAGAGCGGTTGCAATAAATGGAACCATCAACGATGCTGTTGATTGGTCCAGTTCTACCAAAACAACTCTCAGAAATGCTAGAGTAAATTTCTTTGTGACTTATACCCCAAGGTTCTTGGGGTCCGATTTAGTTGGCGCTACAGCTGGCACAACTGTTACAGTTGGTGACAGAATTGGCCCAGCAAGAATGAAATTGGAATTGACGAAAAAAATAACCGATATCGGTTTAAAATATTCTTTCGATATTAACAATGCTACAACAAGAGAAGCAATTACTTCAGAAATTCAAACATCTTTAGAACCATATAACCCATACTTACAACCAAGTGCAACACAAATTATATGCGATTCTTCAAATAATACAGATAATTCTTCTATTTTAAACATCAAAGTAATTATAAAACCCCTTCTCGGTGTGGAGTCATTTACCATAGACATTAATCTCACACAATAATGACAAATTCACTAATAAATTTTAAAAATTCATTTAATGGTGGAACAAGGCCAAATAGGTTTGAAGTTTTTGCCACTTGGCCGTCAGCGGTAACATCAAGACCCGGACAATCTTTTAAATTCAAAGTAGTATCGGCTTCTTTGCCTAGAGCAAAAATAAACACAATAGGTATTCCATATCGTGGAAGAACTATAAGTTATGCCGGAGATAGAAGTTATGAGCCATGGATTGTCGGTATATATGATGATGGAGAATCGGCTAGCACATGGCGCGCTTTAAATCAATGGAAAGAAGCATTGGATGGTCACTATAATCATAAAGTTGCCAATAATGATTATAGTTATTCAAATTTACAAACAACTTGGACAGTAAAACAATTGGGTCTTAATGGAAATATATTAAGAACAATAAATTTATATAAGTGTTGGCCCAACGTAATTGGCGATATCTCTTTAAATATGGGTGAAACCAATTTTGTGGCTTTTAATGTTTCGTTGACTTTTGATCACATGGAAATTGTTTCTGGATTAAGAAACGGAGCACAAATATAATGCTTAATCAATTCAAAAGCAATTTTCAAGGTGGAACTAGAGCAAATCGTTTTGAAATTACGGGAATTATACCCGGTGGCGGCAGTTTTACAAAATTTCATGTAAGATCTACTCAAGTTCCACAGCTGTCATCCACTACATTAGAATATTCTCACTTTGGAAGAAAATTTTATTATCCCGGGGAAAAACAGTATTCAACTTGGTCTTTCAGTGTTTTGGATGATACTGGATCCGGAAAAGATTTGTGGTCAGCATTTCACACATGGCAAAATTTAATTAATAAGCATGATACCAATCAATCTTATATTTTAAATTCCACAAATTCTTATAAAGCAGATAACTGGAAAATAAAACATTTAAATTTAAATGATTCTGGTAATCCATTAAAACAATATGTAATGCATGGTTGCTGGCCAACATCAATAGATCCAATTGGTTTGAATATGACTTCAAACAACTTGTTAAATACTTTTAACGTGATCATTGTTTATGATTATATTGAATTACTCGGTCCAGATGGTGCATTTATTACAAAAATAACATAAGGAAATTTATATTATGGAAATTGAAGTTTTTGGCTTTCAGTTTGGCGCCGAATCAAAGAAAAAAGAAACTACAGAAAAAAAAGCTTTACAAGCTTTTGCCGCCCCCGAGTTATTTGATGGAACTGTAACTGTTGAAGCTGGAGGATTTTTTGGAACTGCACTTGATTACGCATCAAATATGCGTGATGAGAATTCTTCAGTAATTCAATACCGAAATATGTCGGTTTATCCGGAAGTAGATAATGCTGTAGATGAAATAGTAAATGCTTCTATTGTTTCTGGCACAGATAGAAAACCAGTAAAAATTGATTTGGCAGAAGTTCCTTTATCAGAAAATATTAAAGTTAAAATATATAAAGAATTTGATAATATTTTACATATAATGGATTTTAATTCCAAATCATATGAAATTTTTAGAAGATGGTATATTGATTCTAAAGTTTATTATAATATTGTAATTGATAAAGATCTGCCTACAGAGGGTATTAAAGAACTTATTCCTATCGATCCTTTAAAAATTAAAAAGGTAAGAAAAATTAAAAAAGAAATGGAACGGGTTGATGGGCAGTCAGTTTCCTTAATTAAGGATATAGAAGAATATTATCAGTATACAAATACGGATAAAGAAACTTATATGATGACTGGTCCGGGTGGATTGCAATTATCTTTAGATAGTGTAGTATATGTTCCATCCGGGCTTCTTGATTTAAATACTAAACGCGTTTTGGGTTATTTGCATAAAGCAATAAGACCGTTAAACATGTTAAGACAATTAGAAGATGCTTTATTGGTTTATCGTGTTGCTAGAGCACCAGAAAGAAGAGTGTTTTACGTAGACGTTGGTCAATTACCAAAACAAAAAGCAGAACAATATATTAGAGATATGATGAGCCGATTTAGAAATAAATTAATCTATAATCAGGCAACAGGTGAAGTTAGAGATGAGAGAAATCATCTTTCAATTTTAGAAGACTATTGGTTACCGAGAAGAGAGGGTTCACGGGGAACCGAAATCTCAACTCTTCCCGGCGGTCAAGCCATGTCTCAGATAGATGACGTAGAATTCTTTAAAAAGAAATTATTGAATGCACTGAACGTACCTATCAGCAGACTGACTTCCGATTCCACTGGATTTAATATGGGAAGAAGCAGCGAGATTAGCAGAGAGGAAATTAAGTTCTATAAATTTGTAGAAAGACTTCGTCATCAATTTTCTAAACTATTTTTAGACACCCTTAGAGTTCAATTACTTTTAAAGGGAATAATGACTGATGACGATTGGCATGAACTTCGTTCTCAGATTAAAGTAATTTTTAACACAGACAACTATTTCTGGGATTTAAAAGAAGCAGAAATTTTAGCAGAACGAATTAAAATGCTTTCTTTTGTTGATCCATATATTGGAAAATATTTTTCTTCAGCATATGTCAGAAAAAATGTTCTCAGACAAACAGAAGAAGAAATGAAAGATATGGATAAAGAAATGGAAGTTGACCGTGAACGAATGCGTCAAGAACAAATGGCAGCAATGATGCAACAAGCACAGCAAAATATGGGACAAGAGCAACAATGAAAGACATAACACAAATTTTGCTTAAAAAGGGAATAATAGGCTTAGTCTACGAAGATCAAGAATATTTTAAAACAAATGTTGTAGATTCTATTGCATATAAATTGAATGAATCTTTAAAACAAATCAAAAAAGAAGTTCAAACTAAACTGTTATATTCTGAATCTTTAACAGAAAATGAAGATAATATAAAAAATTTTATTAAGTTTATAAATAATTTTCAAGAAGGAAAATATACCTTTAAAAATGGAATGAATATAAATATTACAGAATCCGAGGTAAAAAATTTAATAAGTTTATTTGAATCTTTAAATTCAAAAAACAGAAAATTAATGGCTAAAGAAATTTTTGAGACACCAGAAAAATTTAAAGAACATATTAAATTTTCTCAAGAAGCAAAAGGAATAATATGAAAAACGACATCAGATACATGTTAAAAAATATCATAGAAGAAAATGCCATTGAATTTAAAAATAAAACCTCAAAAGTTTTATATGAAAAAATTGGCAGCAAATTAGAAACCAAATATAAAGAAATTTCTAAGAAAGCTTTCATGAGAAAAGAAAATGAAACTAATAACTGAATTAACTGAAGACATAAAATACATCAAAGAAAACGTCGGAAACGGCGATAAAAATTATTATATTGATGGCGTTTTTATGCAAGCCGGAGTAAAAAATCGCAACGGAAGAATTTATCCACAAAATACATTAATAAAAGAATGCAAAAGATACATTAATGAATACGTTGCAAAGGGGCGCGCTTTAGGAGAATTAAACCATCCAACCGGTCCTACCGTAAATTTGGATAGAGTATCGCATATCGTAAAAGAACTTCACGAAGACGGAAATAATATTGTAGGAAGAGCAAAAGTTCTTGATACTCCGATGGGAAAAATTGTAAAAAATCTTATCGATGAAGGAGCCCAACTCGGTGTATCTACACGTGGAATGGGATCATTGAAATCCAAAAATGGATTTCAAGAAGTTCAAGAAGATTTTATGTTGGCAGCAATAGACATTGTTGCTGACCCATCTGCACCAAATGCTTTTGTCAATGGCATTATGGAAGGAAGAGAATGGATTTTTAATAATGGAATTTGGTCCGAAAGAATGCATGAACAATCAATTAAAACTATTAAAAATTCTTCTTCTAGAAATTTAAATAAAAATATTGTAAAGATATTTGAAAATTACTTTAAAAATTTATAAAAATGAGATTTATAGGAAAAGAAGAATTTCAGTATTTGATGTACAGCATCAATGAATCTATTGAAAAAAATAATGATTCAAATTATAAAATAAAAAATTATTCTATTCTTTTTCCAGAAAATCATTATATAAATGAAGCATCATCAAGTTCTGTATTAACAACTTCCAAACCAACTCCACCAAAAACAAGTTTTGGTCCAATTGGTTCGGGTTCAGGTGCACCGACAAAAGAAAAAAAAGACAGTGTTATGTTTGGTGATATGAGTAACATGGATAAAGCTGCTGCTGCTGGCATGTATGCTGCTGGTGGTATCGGTGATTTGTTGGGACCCCATGTTGTCTCTGGTGCAGAATCTTTTGCCGATAGATTAACTAAAAATTTTGGTGGATCTATTGGAAAAGCTTTTGCTGGGAATGTTTTAGGACAATTGAAACAACTTTCCGGTTATGATTTTGTAAATATTAATTTAGGAAATATTGCAAACGCAAATATGCAAAATGTTCTTGGCGGAATGGGTAAACCGTTTGCTCCAATTTTGATACCAAAATCAAAATCAGTTCCATCTTTAGAGGATTTAGAAAACCAAAATAATTCAAAAAAAGCAAAACCAAAAACACCTAAATCACCTCCAACCCCATCCCCTTCCTCGTCACCACCAATGGGGTCAACACCATAATTTTAAATTATTCTAAATATTTTACATCGATTAAAGGATCCTTTTTATGAAAAATACAAACAAAAAAACAATTTCCGAAGCAGTAGCACAAGCAATGGGCTTGGGTGCTGTTTCTGACGGAAAGCCAGATTATGATGCTACAGGCAGAGGTTCTATGTCAGCGTCACCAGTCGTAACCGGAATGCCATCGACAACTCCAGTCGGTGCTCCAGTTGTCCCTATGTCAGCACAACTTTCAATGGGTGGGGGTCAAAAAATGGCCAATTCTTCGCCCGAAGAAGAAGGTGAAGAAACCGAAGAAACCGAAGAAGGCGAAGAAGAAATGCAAGAAGAAGCTCGCGCAGAATTCCGCGACGCTCTCGTTTCTCTTCTCGGTGAAGAAAATATTAACGAAGATCTAATTGTAAAACTTGAAGCTATTTTTGAGGCTTCGATTGCAGATAGAGTTCAAAAAGTCGTTGAAGTAATTTCTGAATCCGCCGACCAAAATGTAAAACAATATCTTGATAATTTAACTGAAGCTCTTGTAGAAAAAGTTGATGATTATCTTGATTATGTCGTTGAAGAATGGATGACAGATAATGCTGTTGCCGTTGAACAAGGAATTAAGACACAAATTGCTGAAAACTTTATTAGTGGTCTAAAGAATCTTTTTGAAAACCATTATATTGATGTTCCAGCAGAAAAATATAATGTTCTTGATGAACTCTATGAACAAAATAGACAATTGCAAGAAAAACTCAATGAAGCAGTAAATAACAACATTTCTCTCAAGAAAGAAGTTTCTTTGACTGAATGTGCTGGTATTTTCGTAGCAGAAACAAGAGACCTTGCTGATACACAAGTTGCAAAACTACAAAACTTGATGGAAAATGTTTCTTTTGAAACCCCAGAAGAATATCGTGAAAAGCTTGTAGCAATTAGAGAAAATTACGTAAATGCTTCGAAGGTTTCAGCTCCATCAAAATTGTCTCAGCCAGAACAAACATTTGCACCAGTAAAACAAGCACCAACAACTTTAGTAGAAAATTATGTTGGAGCTATCGGAAGACTTAATAAAAAGGTCTAAACACAAAATTTTCTAAATAATTTTACTCACAGGAGATAACATAAAAATGCAATTTGCAGAAAACACACCATATGACGTATTAACCGAGAAGTGGGAGCCAGTGCTTGGTCACGAAGCTCTTCCTTCCATTCAAGATGACTATCGTAAGAAAGTAACCGCAGTTCTCTTAGAGAACCAAGAACAAGCTATTCGTCAACAACACCTCGTTGAAGACATGGCTTCTGGAAACAATCTCGGTGGTCCAGCAACCTCAACCGGCTACAATACAGCTGCTGTATCTGGATATGATCCAGTTCTCATCAGCTTGGTTCGCCGTGCAATGCCCAATTTGATGGCTTATGACATTTGCGGCGTTCAACCAATGACCGCTCCAACTGGCCTCATCTTTGCAATGCGCGCTAACTATGCTTATGGCGGAACCGTTGGCACAACCTACGGAAACGCTGGCTACGTTGAAGCCATGTTCCAAGAGCCACAAGCTGGATTCGGTGGTTCAGGTTGGACACTTGATTCAAGCTATGTTGCAACAAAAGGCTTGTCTGCTGCTTTTTCAAGCGGTGTCAAACCCGCCATAAATACTTTAAATGTTCTTAGAGGTATTTTGACTTCACAGGGCGAAGGAATCGGCAAGGCTTCACCATATGCCAACTGGAATCAAATGGCATTCTCAATCGACCGTGTTGCTGTCCAAGCAAAGACTCGCGCTCTAAGCAGCAACTACACCGTCGAATTGGCACAAGATCTTAAGGCTGTTCACGGTCTTGACGCTGAAGCTGAACTCGCAAATCTTCTCAGCACAGAAATTCTTGCTGAAATCAACCGCGAAATCGTCAAAACAATTTACTACGTTGCTCGTCAAGGTTCAGTCCAAAACGATCTTGCTATTGGTGGTCAATACGATCTCGATGTTGACTCAGACGGTCGTTGGTCTGCTGAACGTTTCCGTGGTCTTAGCTTCCAAATTGAGCGTGAATGCAATTACCTCGCCAAGGAAACTCGCCGTGGTCGTGGTAACTTCATCATCTGCGACAGCGATACCGCTGCAGCACTCGCAATGTCTGGTTTCATGAGCCTAAGCCCAGCAATTGCACCACAACTTAACGTTGATGATACTCAAAGCACCTTTGCTGGCGTAATCAACGGTAAGATCCGTGTGTACATTGATCCATATAGCCCAGCAGGATATAACTTCTTCTGCGTAGGTTATAAGGGTGAATCCCCATACGACGCTGGATTGTTCTACTGCCCATACGTTCCGCTACAAATGGTACGTGCAGTTGATCCTAACACTTTCCAACCACGTATTGCCTTCAAGACTCGCTATGGTGTCGTAGCCAACCCCTACGTCATCAACAGCGCAGGTATTCCAGACGGTGAAACCCTCACCACTGGCTTGAACCAATACTACCGTTTGACTGCTGTTAAGAGTCTCCACGGCGGAACTTGGTAATCTAAGTAATAATTAAAACTTCGAAAACCTCCCGAGTAATCGGGAGGTTTTTGTTTTACCATAAATATTTTTATGACCACATGTTCACCAAATATAAATCCACTATACAATAGTTACTTTCGTTTAATTTTTGGTCGTGGAACTAAACAAATGGAATTGATGTGTCAAAAAGTAAATATTCCCGGCATTTCAATAGGTGATCAACCACAGCCCACTACTCTTGGTACAACTATTCCAGTTGCCACTCAATCAATTCAATTTGAATTGTTGAACGTTGAATTTATTATAGATTCCAATTTGCAAAACTGGAAAAGTATTTATTCTTGGATGAGAAATTTAACAAATATTGCAAATGATTATGATCATAATTTGAATTATCAAGATTGGCATCATCAAGCAAATTTATTAATTTATGATGGTTTTAACGATTCCCCTCCAACAACTTTTAAATTTTACCATATAATACCTGTAGCGTTGAGTGGATTCATGTTTCAATCGGATAGTGCAGACGCATTGGTTCAAAAAGCCACATGCAAATTTAAATATTCACACTATACAATAAACCCAGATGCACCATCAAATTTAAAAAATACTGCTTAAAAATAATCAGAAGGGTTGTCAGACCAGCTTTCTGGATTTTCAGGTGGCTTCTCGGGATTATATGGTAGCTTATTCGTTTCTGGTTTGACTCTGGAGCGTTTCTTTGGCTTGGGTTGGGGTTTGGGCATCTCTTCTTCGATGGCCTCTATAACCGATTCTACGTCTTCTTCGTCATTTAAAGATTCTGAATCTTCATAAGTTTCTATTAAATCATTGACAAAATTTACAAAATCATCATTTGTAAAAAGATCGTTCAATAATAATAAACCCGGATCATTCGAATTTTCAGAATCGCTTGCAGAAGATGTCATTATAGATTTTGGATCGCTCTGAATTGCCAATAAATATGCGTTATACATTTTTACAAGTTCTTCTTGTGGCTCTCCACAATATACTATTGATGTATTAAAAATTTTTGCTTCAAAGTTTTTTATACTTGAAAGATAATTTGTTAATTTAACATATTCTATCATATTGTTCATATTATCTTTTGTGATATATGATTCCAGTCTTGCTGGAAATTTTATTATAATAGAATTATCATTTTCTATAGCAGTTCCTATTAATTCTTCACCAGTCAATAAACGAATGACTTTCAAGGAACCCGACAAATCAGTTTCGGGAATAGAATCGGACATTTAAATGTCCTCCTTTAAATTATTTATCTTGTGTCAGGTCTGTAAAACCCATAGAAAATATTTTAAAATCAAATTTTTCTTTTTTATAAATTTTAACACGCTCTTCAAAATGTTTGAACACGTGATTTTTATATGATTTCCAAGAAAGATCATCAACAATATCAAATACTTTCAAAGTTTTCTTTTTTTCTGATACACGCAATCCTCTACCAATGCTTTGTAAAAGTCTTATTACTGATTTAGTTGGGGAAGCAAAGATAATGTTATCAAGATTGACAATGTTAATCCCAGCAGAAGTAGTGCCGTAACTAGCAACCAAGATGGCATCTTTTTCAGAGTCAATAATTCTTCGAATGTATTCTCTGGCTTCTGCTTCTGTTTTGCCTGAGATAAAATAAACCTTGCGTGTTCCCGCTTTTTCTTTGCAAAGTTCGTAGAGAGGCTTCCCTTGCGCTTCAACATAATTGAAGAGTACAAGCGTATTGCCCTTTGTTCTGGAGACCAGTTGCCAGATGAATTCATTTCTCTTATTATTAGTTATTATCCATTTAATTTCTTCTGCATATTTTTGTTTTTTTAATAATTGTTTTTCTTGATCTGTATATTTTAATACAATGCAATCTATACCGAGTGTAGCCAACAACCCTTTATTCATTAGATTCTTTGTATGAATAAATTGAACTGCTGGACCTAAAATTCCTTCAATACTCAATCTATGAGCTTGTGTTTGTTGTAATGTTCCTGTAGTCCCACAACGAAACCAAGCCTTGGTGAGTTTTTGACCAATAAAGTTTATAGATTCTGCTTTTGCTTGGTGACATTCATCAAAAAATATAGCATCAAATTGATCAAACCATTCTCTGGGCAATTTGTATATGGATTGCCAAGTGGATACTACTATCTGTTTATTTGTTTCTTTATCTACGCCAGCAGATATTTTGTGTATATACTTCTTGCAAGACCATGATTTATCTTGACAAGAATAATCAAAAAAATCGGCCTCCATCTGATTGACGAGACCGACTGTTGGAACTAAAATTAGGATTTTGCGATCTGTACGCAATACCTTTTGAAGATATCGAACCAATACGTATATAATAAGACTTTTTCCTGAGCCAGTCGGTGATATCAAGACCGAACGATGATTGTTCAATACATGCAAAATACCCTGTTTCTGGTGGTCGTGCATTTTGACTGGTTGTTTGCGTACCGAAACCTTCAATGATTCGTAAAAATCCTGAAGTTGATCCTCGGTAACACATAATGGGTTTTGAGTCTCCTTTATATTTAACTCATAACCACGATCTTTGCAAAATTTTTGTAAATAAGTTTTTAGACCTCTAGGCAGAGTGGATGAAAGAATATCATAGAGCCGAACTTTTCCGTCCCATATGCGCTTTTTGTACAATGGCATATATTGAGCACCGGGAACCATGAATGAGAAATAATCTCTCAATTCTTGTTTAATTCCTTTTTCGGTTTTCACATAATATCGTACTTCATCAATAGATTCAACGTCTAAATCCACATAATATTTAGATGATTCCGTTCATCATTTTTTGCCAATCAATAGCAGACTTTATCATAAAATTTCTGTTGTTTAGCGATTTTAAAAAATCTTCAACAATACGAAGTTTTACTTCGGTTACAGCAACTTTAGATTTTAGTTCAATAACTTTTGGATCTGCTTCAACAAATTGTTCTACATCGCTTTTCAATAATGTAAAATCACATGGATCTTCATTCCATGCCTCAAGTTCTTCTTTTGAAGCCTTACCTGTGTAAATTTTCCACTTACGCAATTTTAAAATTGCCAAGTCATTTTGCTGTTTTGCCAAAAGTAATTTGACATCTGATAAAATCGTAAGATACTTTGAGTGTATTTGAGGTATCTTAAGAGACTCTATTCCTAACTCTGTAGAGTCTATTTGAGAGTCTTTAGTAATAAGTTCTTTAAGGTTCTCTAGATTCATCTTTTAGAGATTACTCTATAGTATACTTTAGATAATGTCAAATAAATATATTTGACTTTTATTATCTGTAAATTATATTGAACGAGGTAAAATACATATGTCCAAATTAATAATCAAATTTCCAACAAGAAACAGACCAGAAAAATTTAAAAAAGTTTTACAACTTTATATCGATGCTTTATCAGGAAAGCATGATGTAAAATTTGTAATTACCATGGATGACGATGATCAAACCATGAATAATGAAGAAATTAAAAACTGGTTGAATTCTTTGCCGGTAAACGTAAAGTACAATTACGGGAATTCTAAAACAAAAATACAAGCAGTCAATGCTGATTTAGAAAATGAAGAAGCCGATGTGCTACTAGTAGCATCAGATGATATGATTCCTCAAATTCAAAATTATGATGACATTATTTTTCAATCTTTTAATCATGTTTTTCCAAATTTTGATGGGGCCATTAAATTCAATGATGGTCTTAGAAATGATGATTTAATGACATTATGTGTCATGGGTTGGCCTTTGTATAAACAATTTGGGTACATATACCATCCAGAATATACTTCTGTGTACGCCGATACCGAACAAACGCTTGTACTTAAAAAAATTAAAAAGTATGCAATTTCAGATATTTGCATCATACGCCATGCATGGACACCAGCTCCGTGGGATGAACTACACGCCCGTAATGAAAATTCTAAAATGTATTCAAAAGACAAAGAAGTCTTTGATAGACACATGAAAGAGATTTTAGTTTGATTAATTATTTGACATATCTTAATAGTGGATGCAAAAGCATGTGTGATAATATGCTTTTGTCTTCAGAAAAAGTTGGAATAAAAAAAGAACAATTTATAATTGTTGCTTTTGATAAGCCAATTTATCAATATTATTTTGAAA